GCCGCCCGTTGAACAGGAAGTCATCGGAGGAGTGGTGACGGAACTACAGGGGGGAGATGATGGCCCTTTGTATCAGCCTAACAATCTCTTTAAGATAGACCCAGAAGCATATTTAGGTATTTCTAGGTGATAAAGGTGTATATTACTGTAATGGCATTCAATCACATTACAAAGTGGATATTATGAAAAAGCATCCCTTAGACGCAATTGTAAGCAAAAAGAATAGTGGAGACTCCTCTGACCTAGCTTATGTTACATGGGAGCATGATAATGAAAAAAGCCATATTAGTGCCGTAAAACAATATGGCACCTTCTATGAAGAAGAAGAAGGTCTAGTACATAAAACACATCAAGCCGAGGCTACTAGATATAGAGATTTTAGTGACTTAGCCCCAGGTATGTCTGCCCGTCCTGGTATGACACGTTCTGCATATGATGTATATAGAGAAGATGAAGCAAATCCCACTAAATACCCTGCAATCATACAAAGATGTAATTCTATTTATCACGGGGTAGGTTTAATCAGAAATATCATCGACCTGATGGGTGACTTTGCTTCTCAGGGCATTCGTGTTGTTCACCCCAATAAAAGGATTGAAAAGTTTGGGAATAATTGGTTCAAAAAGGTGCAAGGACAACAGGTGTCTGAGCGATTTTGTAACCTTCTTTATAGAACCGGAAATGTTGTTATCAGAGAAAGAACTGCCACCATTACGGTTCCTATGTCTGAGAAACTCTACAAAACACACGCTAAGCCAGACATAAAAAGTAAAGACCTAGTAGATATATCCTCAACTGGCAAGAGAGAAATCCCATGGAGATTTACCTTTTTAGACGCTTCTACCGTATCTCTAATAGGGGGTCCGGTTGCCGCTTATGCTGGCAAGTCTCTTTATGCCATACAATTACCTCAGCAAGTACGTCGTGGCATACTTAATCCCGCAGGCGCCAAAGAACGTGAGATTATTACACAACTACCTCGTGAGATGATTGAGGCGGCTAAAAGCAATAAACCATACCCTTTAGATGCAGATAAAACACACGTATATTACTATAAAAAAGATGATTGGGCGCCATGGGCTATGCCTATGTTGTTTGCAATTTTTAAAGATATTGTAAATCTTGAGAAGCTGAAGCTTGCAGACAATGCCGCATTAGATGGAGCTATTTCTAATATACGTATTTTTAAAATTGGTAATTTGGAGTATAAATTACTACCAACGAGAGCTATGAGTAATAAACTAGCGAATATTCTACAGGCACACGTTGGGGGTGGTACAATTGATATTGTTTGGGGTCCAGACATTGAGTTGGTTGAATCTAAGAGTGAAGTATATAAGTTTTTAGGAGAAGAAAAGTATTCTCCTACTCTTAATGCTATCTATGCTGGTGTTGGTATTCCTCCCACCTTGACTGGCACTTATGGGGCCGCTGGTACAACCAATAACTTCATTTCTCTTAAGACACTAACGAAAAGACTTACATACGGGCGCAATCAGTTGACTAATTTTTGGGAAATGGAGCTGGCAAAATTGCAACATGCTATGGGTTTTCGTTTTCCGTTTAAGATTGAATATGACTTGATGGATTTAGGTAATGAAGATTCTGTTAAGGCTCTATACCGAGACTTAGCTGATAGAAATATAATTTCTGATGAGCTTGTTAGGCGTATTTTTGATGTTGACCCCGATATGGAAGATATTCGTATTAACCGCGAATCGAAAAGACGAAAGGCAAAAAAGATGCCTCCTAAACATGGGCCGTTTTCTGAGGGTGATGCAACTGAATCTAAAAAGAAAATGTTCATTCAACAAGGTATGGTTACTCCTTCTGAGGTTGGGGTTGATTTGGATGAGAAGGACGACAAACAAGAGCTTATGATTGAAAAGCGTCATGAGATGGAAATGGAGCTTGAGAAAGAAGCGTCCAAGAACCGTCCCGCTCCAATGGGACAAAACAAGCCTAAAGGGCAGCCAGGTCAAGGCCGTCCTAAAAATGCCACAGATAAAACTAAGCGTAAAACTAAGACTTTCACCCCTAGAAGTAGAGCCGCTTTAGCTGTATGGGCGACTAGTGCCCAATCTTCTATAAGTAAGGAATTAGGGCCCGCAATTCTACATCAATATGGCAAAAAAAATATGAGACAACTCACGGATGCTGAGGTGAGTGCGGTAGAAAAAATCAAATTTGGGGTATTATTTAATATGAAACCATTAGGTGCTGTTACACAGATACCAATAGCTGAGGCTTTAAAAAGAGGCGCGGCTCCGGCTGAAGCTGAAAATAGATTTAATGAATGTATAACAGAATTACGAGATGCTGGTTTTTCTCCTAATTTAGATAATCAGAGAGACATACGTTCTCAAATATATGCCGACTTACACATACAAGAGGGAGTAGATGAGTAAAATACCTGTATATAAAGCAGAAATTAATGATGGTTTACAAATCAAAATTGAATCTAGTGCCTCAATTGCTTATGATGCTGTAGCTGAATTTTTTACACCCACAGACGATATTTTAAAAGCTAAACTAGATAATTCACTGATGTCTCAAGCAGGTTTGGATGACGGAGATTTATTTTTTGTGAAGTCTATTTTAGCTTCTACTAATTGGAACGGTAACGACGATGTGTTTTTACCTCACGAAACATGGCGAGCACGCTTCACTCCAGTTCATAAGCCCGATAATTTTAATCATGATGAGAAAGTTATTATTGGACATATGGTAGACAGTTGGGCTATTACTCCTGACGGTAAAATCATTCCCAATGATACTTCATTAGAAAATTTGCCTGATTTTTATCATTTAGTTAATGGTTCTGTAATTTATAAGACTTGGAGAGATGATGAATTTCGTAAGGCTGTAGCTGACTTAATTACTAAGATTAAAAGTGGTAATGCATTTGTTTCTATGGAATGTTTGTTTAGGGGTTTTGATTATGGTATCCAAAACGCATCTGGAGAACATAAAATATTACCTAGAAATGAAGAAACTGCATTTTTGACAAAATATTTGCGTTCTTATGGTGGTGCCGGCGAGTATAAAGATTACAAAATTGGACGTATTTTACGGGATTTAACCTTTTCTGGCAAGGGTTATGTAGATAAACCAGCCAATCCTCATAGTGTTGTTTTTAGCAACGCTTCTATTGACAATTTTTCCTGTGCTAGAGAAATAAATCCACTTTCTGAACCGGATGGTGTAATAATACCATGCATAGGTAATGATAAAACATTAAAGGAGATTAGAAATATGGCAGATGACACTAAGCATTTGGATTCTCAAATTGCTGAACTGAAAGCAGAGCTAAAAGCTGCACTAGCCGAAAATAAGATTTTGGCCGAAGCTTCTGGTCAAGCATCTGTTACTAAGCTCGAAGCTCAGGTTGTAGAACTCAACGCAATTATCGCTACGCTCGAAGCTGACAAGAAGGCTGCCGATGAAGTTATTGCTACAAGTGCTAAGGCTCTTGAAGATAAGACAGCAGAAATCGAAGTGGCTACTGCATCGTCTAAAGAAGTTTCAGACAAGTTGGCTGAGCTTCAGGCAAAGTCAACTGCAACATTGAGAAAGACTCAACTAGTTGCTGCGGGTCAGTCTGACGAAGAAGCTGATAAGTTGGTTATAAAATTTGCTGACCTTGACGACGACGCCTTTGCTGGTGTTCTTAGTTTAGTCGCAAAGAAAGAAGAGACTCCCGATGAGAAGAAAGCCCGTGAAAAGGCAGAGAAGGCAAATGCCGAAAAGGTTGCCGCAGAAGCTAATCTTGAAGAAGTAGTTGATGGTGGCGAAGCCGCTCTTGCGGGTGCTACCGGTGGTGCAGAAGACGAATTGACTGGACTACGTACAGCTTTGGCTGGCTTTGTTGAGAGTCGTCTTATAGGTAAAAAGAAATTTCAGGAGATTAAATAATATGGCTCTTAAAGGTGATAGACGAGAACTAGATACTGATGTATCGTTCTTTTGCAATCAAGTACTAGAACCGGGTGTGTTGATTTGCGTTG